ACAGCACCAGCCTTACCTATATACTCCTTACCCCCAAACCCTGACGGTACTCTCTTCATACCTACACGACCAATACCCTCAGCCCACTCAGTTGTCTGCCTTACAACAGCACTGAAAACTTCCTCATCAGGTGTTGGTACACCAATAACATCCTTAACCCAATTCCTGTAAGCCTCACCTCCAATAACAGCCCTTGACTTAAACCCCTGCTTGAATGGACTATCAAACTTATTAGGATCTTCTAATAAATCTTTGTATGTATTTAAGAACTTAGCCTTAAGCTGTTCTCTGAACAATGCCATAGGGTAGGCTCTGCCAGCAGCACCAAGGTTTCTTGACAGTGCCTCAAGTGCGTCAATACGTGGTGCAAGATCACCCTCAAGTACATGGTGTATCTTATTAGAACTCCGTGACCCGAAGAATAACCCACCCCTACGCATAGTATCCTTATCTATAGACTGTCGTTCTGTCAGTTGGTCACGTACTATGTCCTCATACTTATCACCACCCTTAGCATTCTCTATCTTAGCGTAGGCCTTTGCATCATGCACTGATTCAAATGACCTTACGGCACTGGTGTACGCTACTGGAGCATTATCAACTGTACGTGAGCTATGTCTAACAACATAGTAATTATCATTCTTCCTGACTACAGGGACATACCCCTTACGGTACTTAAGAACATGTGCAGGTAACTCACCTATACCTTGCCCCTGCTTAGCTATAATCCATGCAGTGTTTAGACCATCCTCTAATTCCATGTCACTTTCTAGCTTAACCAGTCGGTAACCCTTATCATACAGGTCATCAAGCTCTCCATCCTTAAGGGTCTTGAAGCCACCATTACCCTCGGTTGTGTAGACACTCTCAGGCATCTGCTTCCTGGCACTCTCAAGATCATCTATTGGAGCACCCATGCTGTTAGCCTCACCGCCCTTACCCAGACCGTGCTGAACATCACTGGCTGTGTTGATCCCCTTCATTCTTCTGGCCTGTAGCTGCCGTCTCTGGGTTATGTTCTCCATGTCCCACACAAGATCAAACATAGCCCTTGCCTGCAAGTATCTGTTGTAACCTTCCTGATTTAACTTAACCCTACCTTTACTAGTGTCTATACCAACACCCATCAACTGTGCCCTTGTAAATACCTGAGGGTTCTTATCACCAAGGATAAGGATCTCATCAAGTATTTTTATATCTTTCTTGGACATACCCTGAAGCATAGTGTTAGTGGCTTTAACTAGCCTGTCACTCACCATAGACCCCTGCATACCTAAGCGTAGTGCTGTGCGAACATTCTCCTTACCACCAGTAATAATCTTACCTATGAAGTCTAGTGGAGATGCTGCCTTAGACTCCAGTACACCTACTTGTGTGGGGACACGCTGCCCAGTAACCATGTCGTCAGTGTAAGTAACAACCTTAGTTAATGACTGTCCATCAGACAGGTCAACACCCATAGTGAATGATAACCCATCACTGTCTATGATCTCTGCTCTGTCAACAACCTTACCACTGCCCTTAAGGTCTGCCTCCCACTCACGGATACCGTCAGCCTTAATGTCCTCAATCTGTTGCCTGGTCAGAGCACCACGTATATGTATGTCCTGATCAATATTCTGTAGGTCTTGTACGTCATCAGCAAACTTCTTTGATTGCTCGGTCTCGTCCATGTCTGCCAAGAACCCACTAACATTCGGTTTGTTGTGGTTGTCTACTTCATCCACTGCTTCTATTGGATGGTGCAGTATCTTAGCATCAACAGCATCTAACCCTATCTTATCCTGTGCAGAAGGGTTATCAATAACTTCCTTAACAGATGCAGCAGACACAGCAGGATCATCCTCTGCTACTATTGACACAGAGTTTGCTTCCTTATCTACCATCTTCCTCATACGTAATAGACCCAGGCCTGCCGTAGCAAGGGACGCTTGGTCAAAGATAGCATCGAAGTGTATGTTATCTCTTGCGACAGGACTGAATACTTTAGTGAGTATGTTCACACTAGTACTATCCCCATCACTGGCTTTCCATATCTTATCAGCAAGATGAGGGAGTAATCTTAGACGTAGTTCAGCAGGCAGTGTCTGTACGAAGGATGCCACCTTATCTAACTGACTACCAAAGTTAAAGATGTTCCCATCAACAAAGTCTGCTATATCCTTACTCTCAGTAGGAGCTACGAATGCCTGTATAGCATCCAGTACCTTACCATCAGTGGAGATACCCTCAAGCATTTGTTGTGTGGTTGCATTCAAATAGTCACTAACTGCCCTGTTCTTCTGTTGTGCTATGGTTGCAGGAGACAGGTCTCCACTTTGATCTGCCTGGCGTATTCTTGCTAGGTACGGTGCTACTGCATCATTAGGATCAAGTAAAGAGTCCTGTACCGCAGACATAAGTGCAGGAGGTACATCACCCCTTGCACCAAATACTTCCAGTAGTCTGGTATTGTATCCAGAAACTATGTTCCTGCCTGCAGTCTCTCTTGTCTCTGCCTGCTTAACTCTCAACCTTGCCTGATCCATCTGTTCTGCAACAGGAAGCTCAGTACTGAATGTAGACTGTGCCTCTGCAACGACAAGAGATTCCAGTCCGACAGTAAGCATATCACCCTGCTTCTGTTTAATGTCAGCAGGGCTTGACAATGGCATAACACCAGGGATCTGTAATGGTTCTGTAGATCCGTTTACCGGAACACTTGTCTCAATAGGCATACTATGTTTCCATTCCGAAGAAGCCACCAGGACTCTTAGCAAATGAGCTTACGTTCTGAGCATTACTGAAGATAGTACCACCCAAGTCAGTCAGGGCTTTTGCTTCTGATGATGCTACTTGCTGATCAGCAATAGACTGTGCGAAGATATTAGCCTGCCCTCCAAAGGTCTCCAGTGTCTGCTGGAATCCAATGTTACTGCCAAGCTGAGTACCTACTCCACCAGCAGCAGTGATACTTGATGATGATTGCAGGGTGCCATCCCCACCACTCTGAGCTATTAACCGCCCCCGCTCTCTTCTTGCCTGTCTGAATGCAGAACGCCTAGCTCTTGCGCTCTTGACTTCAGCTATCTGCTCCTGCTTTGCATTGAATGCTCGCTGTGCCTTGGCTGTTTTCTTTGCAGCCTCCTTCTGATCCTGCTGCCCCTTAACCTGCAGAGCAAGACCACCTGCTGCTGTGATACCACCTATCCACGCTGCCGCTGTTGCTGTTACCATAACTATTTTCCTTAGACTGGATTAAGATTGCTGAAGACTGTACCTTCAGTGTCTGGCTGCAGGTCACCCAGTAAAGAAGAAGGGTCTACTTCTGTGAAGCCGCCAACACCTCCCAACTCTCCTGTTCCTGTTGCCAATGTTCCTGATGAACTTCCTAACGAAGACACCTGGGCAGAGCCTCTCCTATCCCTAAGACCTGCTCTTGCTTCCCTTGCGTTAGCCTGATCAGCACGTAATGCGTCTCGCTGTGCAGTGAATGCTGCTTGCTGTGCAGCCTTCTTCTCTGCCTTCTTCTGATCACCACCAAAGAATTTCTTAACACTACTCATGATCTATCTTCCTAATGTATGTTGTTTCAAGAGGGGTGTAGCCTACTGCCTTAATCAACCCAGGAAACTCATGACCTACTTTATCTGCCAGAGTCATATAGTCACAACCAAAGTTATACTCAGCGAAGGTTATCATGTCTATTGCAACACCTGTCTTCCTATGAAATGGAGACACATAGATCATGTCACATGTACCAAACTTGACTCCCTTATAGTGATTATGGTCAGCAATTATGTACAGTACGTACCCTGCTATCTTCTGCTTATTATCCCTTGCAACAACACATTGGATCACACCAGCAGCGTCAAGTTCCAAGTACTCATCGTACTCAGGATTAAGCATTGTCCCATTACCACGAAGGTAATCATCTACCTCAGCAGTATGTCTTGCCAGAATAGGCTTAAGCTCTTCAAGGAAGCCAGCTAATGGCTCTACAGATACAGAGATCATGACACCACCGTTAGGTCAAGGTGCCAACCAAGCAGATGAAGATCTTTACCTGCTGCTGTGTCCATGCGTAAGGATAATGCCCTTCCCTTACCCCTTAACTTATTCCTTGTAACTACCACGTCCTGTCCTGTGTCATGGCTATCACCCACTGATGTTGGTATAACGTCTCTCCTGTGTCTGTAGGCTTCAAATACTCTGCTGTGTCTGTTCCCTGTGCTTGTGTTGTTATAGTCCCACTGTGCCTTACACAGGCACGATGAGGGGTTGTCAGGTACTAATGATACCCCATCAGTGTCTAATTCAAACACTGTCTCTGTCTTCTGCAGGAACATGTACAGGAATGTTGTTAGCTTCTGCTTAGGTAAGTCACCACCATGAAAGTGCCCTGTGACAAGGAAAGCAGGAGCATCTACACCCACACTGTCCGCACTAAACCAATCAAGGTAGTTTCTGTCCTGCACTATACTGAATGTTATGTCTGCTGTGGTTCCGCTGGGTACTACAGTAAGATACTTAACCTCAGTAACTTCCCGTCTCTCTACCCTGTTAACCTTAACAACTACTTCCTCACCAGACACAGTTACAGGTACACCACCAACAGTTATTGGTACATCAGTCTGGGAGATTACTTCAAATGGGGTTATGACGTAACCTGCAGGATAAGGACTGTCACTTGCCAGTGAACCAAACTTAATGACTGTCCATGCCTTAAGCTCTAGATCAAATACCAACTCAGTATCAAACCTAAACCTCCAGTTAAGACCATCATTAGTACCACCACTACTGTACATAAACCGTACTTTACGTGCTACCTTGTCATAGATACCCTGTGCAAATCTCTTACCAATGTTATCAATACCCAGATACAATGTCTGGATAGTCTTAGCAACTATGTTACTGCCTGCAAGTAGTCCTGTCTGACTATCACCCTGGATAGCAAAGATACCTTCCTCTGACCAATAGATAACTTTATCTTCTAACTTAACAATAGAGTCTCTGCCTATAGCACCTGATGTAGTGATCTGAGATACATTGAATACAAGTGCTGAGAAGATAGCACCAGAGTCACCTGAGATCTGCCATACACCGTTGTCAGCAAAGATTATAAGGATGTCTCTGATAGTCACTAGCTTAATGATAGTACCTATCTCAGGTATGGCTATGGTTCCACCATCACTTGCGATAAGGTCACTGATATTCTCTGATGCTGGGTCTGCTTCCTGCAGGAATTCACCTGCCTTAGAATTAGTTGTCAATGTCTGTGAGAAGAAGATAGTATCATTCCAGATGTACTCATCTACTCCATCCACATCAATGTCAGACTTAACACCAGCCATGACTACACGTCCAGCAAAGAACTCTACTGTCTCAGGTCTACCATTATCAGATACCACACTCAGTGCGGCAACCTTACTAGTTCTGTCCCTGATGAATGGGTTTAATACCTGAGAACCTTTAGATGCTGGAGTAGTACCAACTATTGTAGGGTCACTGTTAAGGGTGAAGTCAAATGTAGCATCATCCTTACGTGCCAAGGACTGTACGTCAGCATTGGATGGGAATCCTCCGAAGGCAGAGTTGGCTGCAGTTATAGAGGAAGCCTGCCAACCTTGGTTAAGAAGGTTATAGTTGTGTGCATCACTCAGAGTTGCAGGTCTGTTATCAATAGCAAGACCGTCATCAACACCAAGTATGTCCCGTACTCTGATAGGCACTACTGAAGTAGTTATAGTATCAAGGGTAGGATTATATTCTATAAGGAATGGCTCAAGCTCAGAGGAGACAACAAAGAATAAGCCACGCCCACTAACACCTTCTATAGGAACTACACCTACCTCAACAGTTGCAGGCTTAGCAAAGTCAAGGAGGTTAACAGTAAATGATTTCTTATTACCTGAGATAGAGGCCTGTTCAAGATCAAAGAACTGTAACTCAGTCCCTATCTGAACAACAGCAAAGTTATTCGATCCATCATTACCTGCATTGTACCAGGCAGTAGTGCCTACAGCACTTGTCTGTACTGTGCTCTCAGGGAAACCGCCACTGGTAACAAATGAATCTTCAAAGTCTATACCAAGCCGTCTCTGTCTACTCCCATCCCTGTTCAGTACAAAGTTCTGTTCATCAATAGAAGCATTCTCAGGGAAGTTGAGTGCTGATGACTCAGTCACTATCCCTTGAACGAATGTATTAAATCCTTTCTCGGAGGCTTGTCTAGGCATGCCCTACTTCTTTACAGTCTTAGACTTCTGACTTGCTTGCCATACATCAATAGCTAGTCTGGCCTTATCTTGTGAAGTCCACTTCTGCCCTTTCAATGCTGCAGGTAATTCACCACCACCTGCCCACTTGACTGCATGCATAGAACTGTTAGGGACTCTGGTGATAATCATACCCTTGTTATTTGCTGAACCCATATCGATCATTACTTTCTCTTCTGAACTAGCCATGCTGAGTTATCCTATCTATTAATTGGTTGTAAGTGAGACCCTGTGCCTGTGCTGTTAAGTGCAATGCTCCGGTAACACTTCTGTTATCTGTCTTTATGACTGTGTCCATGTACCTGTCTGTGTCTACACTGACCCCAGTCAGCTTACCTATATACTTTATTATATCTGGGTTATGAAGATCACTGAACTTGAATACTGTGTCACAATGTATCTTAGACCAAGCATCCATGTAAATAGTTGCAAAGCCTCTGTAGAACTTTCTTGGATCAGCTACATTATCAGGAGTATCAAAGCATTTAAGACAGCTATTAACTATGTCCTCCTTACTTCTCCATAACTTGATCAACGGTGCAGTAGGTACAGTAAGAGGATTAGTATCAACACTGCTTACTGTGAACTGTCTTTTGTACTGTGAATAGTATTCATGTCTGCATCCAAGTACAGTTGACAACCATACCGTCTTAGTCCTTGGTAGTCCGAGTATGTAGTAGTTGGGCAGATGCTCACATGATCCTCTGTGTGAACTATTATTGCGGTACATGCTGAGAGGCATGTGAGGCATAGTAGTACTCCTACTTCCTTCCGAAATCTGGAGTCTTTAGACCACCACCTGCGATATGTTTCTGTCTTGATAACCATGCCCTCTGCTTACGTGCTGTTAGTTCAGCCTTCTCATTAACCTGTCCTCTCAACATAACGAAGCATGTAGACTTAGCTGCTGCAAGGTAGTAGGGGAAAGCTTTGGCTGGTAGGTCAGGTACGAATGTATCAGTGATAGTGAAGGCAGGTTCAATAACACCATAACCAAGGATCTTACTCTCAAGGATAGTACTATCAAGTGTGTTATCAAAGCTATCAAGTACAAGGTACTGGTCATCAAATGAAGTGTAGTATGTTGGTGCCTTGTCATTGTAGATAAGGAGTACTTCATCATCAAAGCCATTGACTGTCTGTACTGTACTGTCTGTACTATCTCTGCCCAGGCTCATTCTAAGGAAGTCTTCTGGTTCCATCCATACAAGTTCTTTGTACAGTAATGGATCAGCCACAGCCTCACGGCTATCATAACGTAATGTCTCTATCTTAATGACTGACTCATCCATAAGTACATGAGTAGGCTTAAGGGTATCACCAAGACCTGATAAGTCTGTTACCTGGTAGGTAGTAGGCCATAGTCTGTAGTTGATACATTCAAAGTATGTGTCTCGTAGTATAGATGCTACCTGTGCAGACTCAACAGTATCATCAATGCTATTAACTTCGTCACTGTCCATGTCTGATAGGATGGACTGAGTCATGGATAAAAGAGTTAGCTTAGGCATACTGCTACACCCCCAGTCTGTGTAGGTTTAGTCCTGCATTAGAAACTGTCAGTGTTGTGGCTGCGCTGGAAGCTAGGTGTATAGATACCTTCTGTCCTGCAGTCACTGTGATTAGGCCAGACGCAGACATAGTGAGTACGTCAGAACCAGTACCATTCTTCTGTACCTGCAATAAGCGTGGGTCTAGGGCTGCATCCAGTCCAAACTTAGCTGCGAATGTTGTTCCTGTTGAGGCACTAGTAGAGAAAGCACACCAGAAATCTATCTTGTATGTGCCTGCATTGGTAATGGTTATATCATCATTGGTAGTATCTGCATTGACTGTGGCACCAAGTGCTAGGCCAGCAGACCAGCCAGTATTGATTAGCTTCTTGTACTGTGCGATGTCTGCAGCAACTGGGGTGAATGCTGTTGCATTGGTTGACACCTTCATCTCTGCATAGGCAGGACTCTCAAAGGAACCTGAACCAGCACCATCACTAACATAGGTCTGACCTGCACTAGCACTAGCAGCACCCTTAGGTTCATGTTGATTTGGATCTACGATTGCGGAGTGTTCTATCGACATGCTTGTTCCTAAGGTTATTTAATTTGGTCAGGGTGTTCACGGCACACCCATCAAAAGCCCGTATTCAGGTATCCATCTAAGAGCATACCTTTCAGGAAGGATCACCTCCTTAGTAGCACCAGTGGATTACCGGTTATGTACATACTCAACGATCAATCGTGCAGCACCTGCAGTGAAGTCAGCAGTAGCACTGAAAGCACCAACGTACATTCCTGTATCACCAGTACCACCAGATACACCAGAGACTACGCCGTTCACAAGAGCACCGTCACAAGCAACAGCGTCATTAGCTGCATTAAGTGCGGTGACTGCGATAGCTGCGTCAATACCATCAACGTCAATAGCAGTGCCATCTTTCTCGTACAGGCCAATGGTTAATGTACCAGTAGCTCCAACGAAGCCAGTAGATACAAGTAAGTGTGCAGATTTAATGTATGAGCCACTAGGAATAGAGGCATTCAAAGAAGAAGGTACGTCGGGTGTCTCACCACCAGAAGCATCCTCAGTCCAGAATGTTGCCACCCCACCAGATACGTTAAGATCACTGAAGTCAAAATCAACTACAAGTGTTCCACCCAAACCACTGTCAATGCTTCGTGCGTAAGGTGCATCAGTGGTAGTTACTTGGCCGTAACGTTCTACTAGGCCATCCGCATTAGTATGAAATGTTGCCATAATATATTATCCTTTAAACCTGATCATCATCACAAAGAACCGTTACCAAGTTCTCTTCACGGAACAAAGCAACATCATAACGAGCAGTAGTACTATACTCATCACGCTTCTTGCTTACGTTACGATCAAACTCAACTTCAGGCATTTGTCTCCAAGCACCCATGAATGGTACAACACCAGAGTCAGCACTGAAGAACAAGTTAGCTTCTGCAGTAGTTGTCGTTACACTATCAATCGTCTCAGCATTACCCGTAGAGATCATGTTAGACTCGTATACGTCAAAGCCGTAGATGTTCTTGACGAAACGCATGCCAGTACTTAAGCCAGTCTCAATGATACCTTCCCAGTTAGGGTTGTTAGATACATTGGTGATGTTAGTCAATGTGTCTAGCGTGTATGCAGTGGCTGGGCCAACGATAGCTGTGAGGTTAGTCATAGGTACGTTAGCTTTCTTCAGAGCAAACTTAGCTTTAGCAAAGTCTTCTACCTGAATCACTTCATTAGTACCACCACCAACAAAGCGATGAGCTGCACCATTGATGTTATTCAAGTTACCTGAAGTCTGGCTGGTATGTAGATTAAGAATCTTAGTCTCTACATGTTCCATGATTGCCTGACGCTGCTTAGGAATGAACTCAGACAAGAGCTGTGCTACATAGAAAGCATCCTGCTTAGCCTTATCCGTAATGTAATGAGCTGAACCAATATACTCGTTGATAGAGAAATTGAACTCACCAGTGTCAAGAGATTCAAACTTAATGTCTTCATTCTCTACAACGTCCTGCACTGAAGCAGCACCTACTGATGGTACAGTGAATTGGTTTCCGTCAGGGAAGTCAGTGATCCAACGAACCCATTGTTGAACAAATAATTCTTCTTCAAGAATCGCCTTTAAGTCAGCACTCCATACCTCGGAGCGAATTAACTGTTCTGCATTTACTGATGTTAATGCCATGTTTAAATCCTTAGTGTATTCGTTATGTCATAAAGCCAGGCTGCATCATGTCTTTATTCATTTGCGCCTGTACCTTCTGTGAGAAGTACGCCTTGCGATCACTGTTTCTTAATTCAGTGTAGTACGCATGTGTACCTGGTTTAACACCCTGGTGCTGGTTTCCCATAGCCTCAGTGTTAAGGGTTGACTGGCTGGTTGCAGTGGTTACTGCGGCACTTGTCTGGTCTGACATACCGAATAACGAAAGGAATGCTTTGGGCGATTGCTGTGCAGTGTCCTGAAGGAACTGACCACTAACACCAAGTTCAGTTGCTTTAAGTGCCAACATATCCTTAGCTTTATCTCCAAACTTCTCTTTCATTGCTGCGTCAACTGCACGGATATTACCAGTGGCTTTCTCCTGTGCGGTGCGCGCGTTCATGCGATCATCAATCATAGCATTTATATCTGCAGGTGCTTCAGGGGTAACTGCTGCTTGCTGATACTCGTTGCTAGTAGGCTGCTGTAGGTTGTTAGCTACGACTGCCTGTAAGTCCTCTGCTTTAGCAAGTGAATCTCTTAGGTCTGAGTTCTCTTGTTCAAGCCTACCTATATGATCCTGTGCTGATGGTATAGACTTCATGGCATTTTCTACACTGCCATACTTCTTGCCATCTCCCACAAGACTACTAAGATAGTCAGGGACTGCTGGTGCTTCAGGTACTGCTGCTGGGGTCTCCGATGCATTACCTTGTTGTTGCTGTTCATTGTTAAAGATGTTACCGTCTTGGTCAGACATATATTTAGTTACCTATTTTAATTGCAGTAAAGCTAATACTTCATTGAGAGCACGTTGCTCACCAATATAGTCAGCTTGTTTATAAGCCCAAGCAGGGGAATCATATCCTCCTTCTGCTTGTTGCCCGTTCTTGCTTGCTTCCAACTTCTTTGTCACAAGGTCTGAGAATACGTCAAGGAGATCTTTATTATGTTGCAGCCTCTCCTTAAACTTATCCTTTGCTTGTTTCTCTTTAAGGTGTCTTGTCAGTAGACTATTCAATTGGAATGTCCTCCGGTATCTCACCCTCTATGTCTGTGTCTCCCTCAACAGTAACGTCTTCCTGTACCTGCTGTGCAATACGTTGAGTATCACCCTGCTCGATAACAGCAATGTTAGTCTGTATCAGGCCATGTCTATCAAGTCCGAACTGATCTTCAACCAGCTTAGCAAGTGCTACACTGGATACATGAGGAGCAATCAGCTGACCTATCGGACTGTTGAAGACACCTGTCATGTTCTGTATTAGTTGTGCTCTGGCAGAGAAGTGCTTAGCACCCATAGGCCTTAGCTTACCCTTACCTGTAATGTCTTCCTTCGTGATAGTAATGAACTTCTCGAATGCAAGATCATCATCACTAATTCTTACTATGTCATTCCCATCCAATCTTCTTCTCCCAAGCTCAAGCATGTTATTAAGTAATGGCTCAAGTACCTGTCTTTCAAATGTACTGATCTTCTCTTGGAAGATACGTCCTGAGTTATTCTCAAGTGTCTGTACTTCGAATGCAGTCTTCTCACCAGGAGTTCTGATACCCAGTGATTGTCTTGGGGCACCTGCCATCTCTTCCATTGTCTGTTGAAGGTATGCTATCTCATTGTTAGCTGACAGTGGGTGAGCACCGATACCCATGATCTGTACATCACCATCCTCCCCTAACCAGATCTCTTCACCTGGCCCCCACACAAACTCTTCTACATTACCTTTGATCTTTAGTGGTGGATGAACTGTAAGGTCAAAGGCATCAGCCTTAAGATTCTCCAGATGATCTATTCGGTACTGCATACCAACCAAGTTATCTAATGGCCCCATAGGGTATAGATTGTCTGGTCTCTTTCTCCAAGGGCATGATACCTTACCACTACCAATCCGCCATGCTGGATTAGGGATCTTCCTAATAACTTGGCTTCTGTCTATAACGGTTACTATGTGATCAACAAGTAACTCACCTGACTCAGGGTTATGTATGTTCCCCTCAAATTCAAGTATCTCTATGTAGTTTGATGTGTAGTACTCATGCAAGGAACCAAACCCATCTATCTGAAAACCATCAATCTTATTGATCTCTTCAGAAGATAATGTCTGGAGCATTGTTGCTCTTTCTTCTTCAACTAACTTTATGACCTCAAGATTGTACTGAAGTTCAGGGTGAGTAGTAGCTTCAACCTTAAGCTCACCTATACTCTTAATGTAACGTGTGATCTTGGGTGTATCTTTCCATCGTGCTGCTGCAGGGTTCATCACTATATCAACAGGAGAGATACGCACAGCACGGGGGCCTACAAAGCCTCGTATGATGTCACCTGTAACAGGGTCTACCTTATTCTCATCAACGTACTCTACATCAGCAATAGGCATGCCCCAGTCAATGTAGTCATACAGAAGTTCTGAGATGGTATCTACAAATCCACCCTCTCTGAGTTTGTTTGTCATGTATGCAGTGATAGCTTCTTTCTTTACTAGCTCAGCATCTTCCTGTGTGTATGCTTCCCATCTTAACCAGTCATCATTAGGGAACAGGGCAGACAAGTAGTTAGCATGTAGGTTGTCCCTGATCTGTGTAAGCTTAGGTATGGTTGTCTTATTCTTCCAAGGTAAAGCACTGTTACTAGTCTTAGTAGTATCAGTAGCAAAGATGTAGTTACGTGCCTCTCTCTTCTCAGACAGCCATTGTTCACGTTGGTTCTGCCAGTTCTGGAAGTGGTTAGATACCTCAATAGCCAGATCACTTATAGATATGTACTGTCCTAATTCAATTACCTTACCGCTCATCGTCCTGCTACTCCACCGAATCTATCATTATATAATACGTTTCCGTTCTGTCGCTTAGAGCCACCCTTCCTATGCACGTTCCTTGTTGGTGCAATTGCTATACCAAGCACAGAAGTTAATGCGTCTTTGACATCGTCATGCGGAGGATGGTTCAATACTAACTCTTCTTCAAGAACCTGTGTGTTACCACCCTTATAGTGATAGATACTATGTGCCTCATACTTAGGCTGGAGGGTTGCCTTCATGCGTTCCTCCTTACTACCTTCGTACTTGGATGGTCTGTATTCTTCAACTGCAAGCATCAGACCGTGCTGTACTATGTACTGCTTCTTAAGTTCAGATACGATCATTGATTGTGCTGCTGTTACCTCAGCTCTGATCTTCTTATACTCCCACTTCTGGTGGGTCTCCATGATATGTTTGAAGTAGACACTTATCTTATCCGTCTTGAATCTAACTATCTCCAGTATGAATACATTGTTCTCTCCATCAACACCAATCACTATGATACATGTGTAGTCACTTCTCTTGCCAAGGCTGAAAGCAAAGTCAATGGAAGCAAATACATTTAATCTTCTGTCCTTGTAGAACCAGTAACCACTGTCCTGCTTAAGCATTGATCTGTCGTAGTACATGAAGTACTGACTATCAATGAATGAGGACTCAGTGTCGTTAGGATCATTGTAGTACTGTGACCTGAACTGTCCCTTGTCTATGTACTGTCCTCGCTTACGTGCAAGGATCTTCTGATCAAAGCCAAACCATTTACCGTCATGTCTTCTCTGACGTGGCCACAGGAACTCACCTGATCCATCACCCCTGTCTTCTACCTGACGTTCAAGTGTTTCATACACATAACTAGTACCAGCAATCTCACCCTCATCGTCATAGATGTCTTCCTGCATATTCTGCAGTGCCTCGTACAGATCCTTTGGATGATACCTTGTACCTACTACCCACTCCCTACCACCAGGATTAGAGATGGAGGCAAGTAAAGAATACTGGCTATGTACTTTGTTTCTTCCTTCGTTAGTGTAGGCATTCTCAGGTGTGACAACGTCATCCATAATAGTAATGTCACAATGCATTCCGACAATGTTAGTTGTAAGACCAGCAGTGAATATTGTAGGATCTCGAACTCCTTCATACTTACGTTTGGGGTGGTCTACACTGATCTCCCTATTAGTCCACTTCTCCCTCTTACCTTCCTCAGTACCTACCATGTCAGGCCAGTACTTACGGTACACCCTGCTTGATAGGATGTCCTTGATTGTCTTGAGCTGCTTCTCTGCCAGGTTACTGGTACTTGAGATATAGAGTATGGTTACTGCAGGATCTTTTGTTACTTCCCATGCAGCCCTGTACGCTATCAATGCAGACTTCTGATGGCCTCGTGGCAGTAAGGTTAGCTGATGATCATGTGCTTCTTCTCTGCACCACCACCTAATAACTTCGTCATGTATATCCCCAAGCACACGCTGTGGTGCCAGTAGCTTAATGAAGTTAGTTAGTGATGACTCAGCAGCTTGTCTTACCTGCTCAAGCTTAGTTAATGGTTTAGCCAAGTGCCAGTACATCCAGTTTAGCCTGGTCTCTGATAGCCTTGATTGCTGCCCTGTCTTCCTTAAGCTTTAA